TTTTCCCCATCATAAGAGTTGTCTTCTGTATTCTTCCAATCTATTGATGTATCTAATCCTTCAATTATTTCAACATCAGATTCATACATATTCTTCTTTGTAATCTTAGATGCAGGAACTCTAAACGCTAATTCAGTTTTAGGTTTATCCATACCATCCATAATTGGTTTAAAGAAGAAAGGAAGTCTACTATTTATAGGTACAACCTTATCTGTAAACATTTTCTTAGCATCGGCTCCTGTCTTAGACAAAATACCAATCCTTGAATCTTTTGCAAGTGTTCCTATATTTACAGCTTCAGATGAAGACATAAAAGAGAATCCTGAACGTCTAATCTTAAGGTATATCATACCAAAGCTACGCTCATCTGCTTTACAAGCTTCCCAAAACAACCAATAGATTCTATTTGCTTCACGGAAGTCAGGATAACCAACGTCAATACTTGACCATTGCAGGTACATATAATGAGAGCCTGTTATATAGGTTTTAACCCCATTATTCATAAACCAAAATCCTTGGTCTCTATAATCAAACTCTTGCTCAATATAATCAACCCATCTATTTTTAAATTCAGAAGGCATTTCATTCCATTGAAATATAGATTGTATTTTTTCTAAAGATTTAGGTATAGGTTGTCGTTCCCAATATTGCTCAGCTTTACTTGAGCTTGTTTGAAAGCATTTTTCAGGAGCAGGTGGTATAGCAATATGAAGACCTGACACATTAATAATGTCTCCAATCTGTCCTGTCTTTGATATTACTACAACATCGTATTGGTCATTATAACCATACGCCCAAGACCTATTTCTATTTTTATTAGAAATAACTCCTTTAGCAATATAGTCATTGACTACAGTGTATAATTTATCTTGACCTTCTTTCTGCAAAACCTTGTCTTGTATCAGTTCGACTTCCACCTTTTTCAGATAACTCAATGCTTTCTTTTTCAGCTTCAATTCTATTTAGAATTTCAAACGCATCGAATATCGCTAATTTTTTTGTTGCTGCTGCATTCTTTAGTTTGTCAGCAGCTAAATCATCTCCTTCGCTATTTGGGTCCAATATAGAGTCTTCAGCAACTTTAATTAGTTCCTCTACAGCTTTATGTCCTGCTGCTATAATTTTTAACTTTATATCTTTTGTACTCATATATGTAAATGATTTCTATAATTCACTAAAATCTCTTCTCCTATAGCGATGTCTTTCTCACAAACCAATTTAAGGTTTTCACTATTTTCAATATAATAAAAATTAGCATTATTTACGTCTGAATGATTTGCGTATCTTCCCGCTAAAGTTCTTGTACCTCCCAATCTTCCATAACCTATAACATCTCCTTTAATAAATGCTTTGTTTGAGAATACACCAAGTCCATCTATTTTAGATTCAGATACTTTGTAATTTTCATTTTTCTCATCTACAACAGGTCCCGCTAATTTAAGAAACTCTTCTGATTTTAAGTATTCTTTCAAAGAATCGAAGTTTATGTTGTACTCTTCAAGCATTTCATAGAATCCTGTCATAGCTTTATAGTTATTTGATGGTCATACATTCTATACATCTTCTCTCCTTCAATAGTAAACTCGTATTCACTATCCGGCTTGAAGCATATAGTATCTCCCGAATCAATACCTTGACTTAATAAGTAATCATTTGGATAAATCATTACTCCCATTAATGGTTCTTCTTTGAAAGGCTTTTTGATGTAGGATTCAATTGCAGGAATTGGTTTTACAAAACAATACTTATCGTATGCAAACCATTTATCTTTCTTCTTATACATAAAGAATTGGTCGGTTTCAATAAAGAATAGGTCGTCCTTAAAAAAACTCTTACCACTTTTTTGACGACCTCTCATATCATTATAATACTTAAAAGCATTATGATGTACGAGAAGTGTATCTCCTATTTCTATAGGACCGGTATAACCTAATGGTACTTCTACAACCTCAGCATATCTGTTTGAGAATTTATGGTCTTCTTCTGAAGAACTAATTATAAATTCAATTCCCGCTATGTCTTTTGTGTTGTCGTATCTTTTTCCATTTTTAGGCTTAGCTATAAAATAAAAAGGTGATTTCATTAAAAATCTATATTAAATTCGATTGAAATTGGAACCGTAAAGGTAAACTCTTTCCACAAAACTACCTCATTTTTTTGATTAATAATGTAAATTTTTACAGATTGTTTTTTCGTATCGTATTTAATTAGATGAATTTCATTAGAATCTCCTAATATTTTTTGACCAACTATGTAGTGCATAGCACCACTTTTATAGTCAGGTCCGATTGATATTTTTCTAATATCCATTTGATTTGATTTTATTTTTTATTACAATACCTCTACTGCATATCCAAGTTCTTCGTAATTTGCTTTAGCATAAAACTCTGCACTTGATAAATCCTGCATTTGTCCTTCTACTAATTCAACAACTATATTTGATTGCGGAACGTCTGTAGATAATGTGCTCCCACCTGCTTCGTATGTTGCTAATGAATCGTATGTAGCCGATGCAATTTCTAAGGTTACACCATTTGCTCTTGCTGAATATTCAAGTCTTGCATAAACACTTGGCAACTCAATTTCTGTACCTTTAATTAAAATCTTTTTGTCTGCCGTAGCACTTACTAATAATCCCATTTTTATTTATTTATTAATTATTAACCTATGTATGTCCAACCTGTGGATTTGTTTATATATAATCCCTCAACAACGTCCGTGCAATATACGCACAAACCAACAGCGGGAGTTGCTATTGCAATTCTTTGTGCGTTTGTCATTCTTGGAGGAAGGAAACCTTGCGTTGTACTTTGAACTGTTAATTTTGAACTTGCAATATTTGTTGTAGTTCCTATTAATACGTTACCTTTTAAAGCGGTTGCAACTATCAAATCGTTTCCTAATACTACTGAATTTGAACCAATACCCGTAGCATCGTATCCTATCACTATTTGGTTAGTTTCACTATTTGCTAATGGTGAGGTTCTATAACCTAAAAATACACTATTACTTGCATTAGTTAATGATGTTGTTTTGTCTGCTATATAACGACCTGAAATTGAGCCAACTGATGTATTTGCATTTCCACCCGTTAGATTTGTTAATGATGCATATCCTATTGCAGCTTGGTTCCCACCAGTAGTATTATTGCTTAATGTAAAAACACCAATTGATGCATTGGTAGCAACATTTCCCCCGCCTAAACCAACTTTTAATCCGTTAATTGAAGCGTCTGCGCTTGTTGTTAAAACCCCTAATCCATCAACAGTCATTAAATTAGCAGTATCCGCACTATTTCTAACTCTAAAAGCTAAGTCAGTTGATAACGCTCCTTGAGCCCTTACATCAAGTCTTGCAGCTGGAGCTGTTGTTCCAATACCTACGTTGCCAGCGCTAGGATTTAATATTAAGTTTGTAGTATTAGCTAGTGAATTTGATATTCCTTGAATAAAAGGAGCTGCGCCAGAATTGACTGTCCCCATTGATACCCAGGCTGGAGATGCTACTCCACCTCCGAATAACGCAGCTGTAGTTGATGATGTGTTTAATACTGTTAATCTACTTGTTGGGCTTGTAGTTCCAATACCTACGTTTCCTGTTGAGGTAATACGCATTCTTTCAGTAGCATTTGTCCATAAAGAAATAGGATTTGCACCGTCTTGATAGATTGATAAACCACCTGTAAATCCGGTAGCGGAATATAACATTGAAGTATTTGGCCATACTCCGTGTGCGGCTGAATGCGCTCTTACACCTACTGTACCAACTCCAGAAGCAGCTACAACATATCCATAAGCTACAGTGCCTGTGTTTGCGTTTCTTGCCCAAATACCGTCAGACCCGTTAACACTTGTTTCAACTTGAAGCTTTATAGAAGGAGTTGATGTTCCAATACCTACGTTACCTATTTCAGTAATACGCATTCTTTCTGTATTGTCCGTTCTAATAGCAAGCGGATGTGTTGTTAACGTGCCAATCAATCCAACTCCCCCAGAATTAACTATTCTAACAGTGCTTGTCCCGTCGCTTACATTAAATCCACCTCTAACATCTAATAATGTAGTTGGACTTGATGTTCCAATACCTAATCTATTATTAGTATCATCCCAAAAGAAGTTTGCATTGTCTTGTGCGAGTGTAGTACCATTTGAGAATATCACAGAACCACTTGTAAAAGTTGGTAATGTAAATTTCCCGTTAAAAGCCGTCCAATCTGCAGAACTTAATGCCCCTCTATTAGTTGCCGAAGCTGTTGGTAAATTAAATGTATGTGTATCAGTAGCAGATGATATATTAAAATCCGTACCTGATGTACCAACGGCAAAATATTGTACTTGGGAAGTTAACCCATTTAATGCGGTTAACCCTGTTGTAAATGTTGTAAGAACCTCACAAAGATTTCCATTCTCCGTGTGTAAGGTTATAGTTCTTCCTCCTGTAATTACATAAATACGAATTGCTAATCTATCCGTAATAAGTAATGAAGTTTGGGGCATAGGAATTGAAGTAAAGTATTGGTCAACAGTTGTGCCATTTGTAATACCTTCAGGATTTGCTGAACCACTTGCAACAAGTGTAAAAACATTTGTAGCACTAACTTTATAAATTTCGCCATAAAATTGTGGGCTGCCTCCTGATGCACTTGATTGAAAATAAAATTCTAAATTCCAATTACCACCTGGTATATTTAAAAATGAAGGGTCTCCTGCATCAGTTATGAATGATGCAATATATCCATTTCCTGCACCATTTGTTCTTGTAAAGTTAGTACCTGCTCCAAGTATTGGTGTTTTACTCATTTGATAATAAGTGACTCCTCCAAATGTGCCTTGAGAAACACTACCGTTAAGGTAATAATTAACCGATGCGCCGCCTCCCGTTGAATTTGGAAAATTAGCTAATGTTCCATCTCCTCTAACATATTGCGACACCGTTCCTGCTCCTGTAACTGCTATTGTACCACTTGAAGTTATAGGACTATTAGCCACATTAAATGCAGAGGGCATTGACAAGCCTACAGAAGTAACGGTTCCGCCCCCAGAAGCAGATAAAGTCCCTGCTGATAAAGTTAACCCGGACCCAACAGCAATCTCTTCCATTACACCAGTGCCTGCTGTTGTTCTACCAATCAGTCTGTCAGTATGCATTAATGTAGATATAATCGGCGTTGTTCCGCCTGTTGATGTTATCTGTCCTGTTGCCGTAACAGAAGTTACTGTTCCTACACTCCAAGACCTATCCGTGGTTAAATCATAAGCGGTTCCGTTTATAGTAAGTGTTCTACTTGTTGGCACTCCGCCTAAACCCGATAAAGTGTATGTTGGTACATTTAATACTCCTGCTATTAAAGTAGCAGCACCTGATGTTCCTGTAGTGGTTAAAGTAATTGCAGCAGGTATATCACTAACTAAAGCTAATGTACCTGATTGGTCAGGAAAACTAAAATTTCTTGATGTTGTTAATGATATTGTATTTACATTGGCAGCTATAGAGTTACTTTTAAAGAACGAGAATACAGCCTGTTCCATAGCTAAAATCTTATTAGCTGTAGAATCTTCAAATATAAAGCTGTTATCAACAGCACTAATTGGCATATAACCTGCATTTACATTATCCCATAATCCTAAAGCTCCTATATTAGCATCTTGCAAAGATGTATTTCCAACTAATAATACATCGTTTAATCCCGGAGTTGAAGATATCGGGAAATTAGACCATACAATACCTGATGTGGACTTTGTTAATACTTGACCTGTTGTTCCAATACTTGTAGTATAGTCTTGAATATTCCCCGGTATAATTCTTGTCGAAGTAATATTACCCGTAAGGTTTATA